CCGAGGTTGTGCATCATCTGAGCGGCTTTCTTCTGGAATGCCTTCACTTCAGCTTCGGTCCGCCCTTCAGTCTCGAGCAGGCCAGCGATGGTCTTCTTCAGGTCGTCAATGTCACGCCCTTCGGGCTTGTCAATCTTGCAGGTCATTGGTTTTCTCCTTCATATGCAGAACTGCGTCCTGCAAACTCATGTGCCAGGTCCTCGAGCAATTCCTGCTCATTCCAGGCGATTTCCATTGCAACTGCCTGCACGGCGCAGGTCCAGTCCAGATCGGGGTGGCGGAGCATCTTGTCTCGCACCATCCCAATCACGTCACGTCTACTCGGTTTCATCGTTAGGACCTCCTTCATAGGCTCGCGAGCCTATGGACTTGTGGAACTCCATGACACTTTCCTCGATGGTAGGCACTTGGTTGCCTCGAACAAGGTGGCATGCGTGAAGCGGGAAGAAGGTCAGGCGTATCCCATTGAGGATAAGCAGGAAGACTAACCCGCACAGTAGTATATTCGCGGCTTTGTTCATGTAGTATCTCCTGGCTGTTTCAATTATCCCCCGGGGCTGCACCGAAGTCCGGCAGTATCTCGGCGAGCGTCCGAGCGCGTCTGCTCGGTCGGTGCACCGAACGCTTCTGAACGACTATCTGCATGAGCGGTTCAACTGTCTGGTAGAGGTAGTATTCATGGACAGTGACTTCGATCACAGGCAGCGGGCCAACGTGGCCTTCAACCGGTTCGCATACCTTCGATGAGGTAACAACCCGGAGGGCGCTGAAGTCGACGCCGAATAGGTCGGGCTCGTCTTCGTCGTTGTAGAACTCCTTGATTTCATCCCACATATCCCGGGCCAGGCGTTCAACCAGCTCATCGGAATACTCGAGCGCGGCAAAGGCGCACTGAGGCGAAGACATGAGTTCAAGTGTCAGGTCGTAGTTCTTGCCATCCTGTTCGGAATAGAGGTCTTCAGCGGTCGCACCGCCATAGAGCCAGATGTGTGGTGTGTAGGTCATTGGATTTTCTCCTCGGGCCGGCGGAGTTCATGCCAGCGGGCTTCGTCTTCATCTTTGCCAGACCACCAGGCCAAAGCCCCGGGGCATGTCAGAAGCAGGTAGCTTCCGTCTTTCATGTGCCAGTAGCCATACACGCCAGAGCCTTCGGCGAGTTCAAGGTCATGGCTGAGCTTGGCTGCAGGAATGTATTTGTGGGTGCCGTAGCCAGTGTGGTCAAAGACGTCGATCATTCCGCCATTGGCCATCGTGGAGGCCATGCGATCAGGGTCTTTGGTGTAAGTTGCCCGGCACCAGGCATGAATGTATTGGGCTGCGATTTGAGCGTAGGGCATGTGGTTGTTCTCCTGTTCATTGTCTTGTTTATAGAATATCGCATGATGCGAACGACGCGAACCTCTATTCTACGGTTCTCTTCCATTGCTGTGATCGTTGGACACATTAAGCAAACCTGCCGATTTCCTGCGCCGCCCAACATTGAGGGCAAACCCTTCCGTTACGCTACCAGCAGTGAGCCAACGAGGGTGCCAACGACGGCGCCGGCATAATGGCGTGCTGGCTGTGCAGTGGTTCTCGCAATACAGGCGCTGCGCTCCTGTAATACTGGTTTACAAGGCCTCCCTCCCATTAGCGCTGGCGCCTTTAAGGTAGGATAGTGAGGGCGGATTGGTTACCGCCCGTCAGGTTACCTCCAGCCCAGCGCTGATGCGCCACCACTGCGAAGGTATTCATTGCCCCACGCTGTGCCAATGACGATGGACTTGGGCTTATCCTCCGTCAAAGCCCGGTCGGCAGCCCAGGCCTCGTGATCAGGATCGTCGGCTGCGGGCTCGGGACCAAACTCTTCTTCCCAGTCGGCCATCGGGTCGATCATCACCACGTTGGTGATCTGCGTCTCCATCGGCCAGCTCGGTTGGTAGGCAACGACAATCTCAGGGTCGTTCTCCAGAGGATCGCCGGGCTCCCAATCAGGGTTGATTTCTCGTGCTTGGTCGACGAGGGCCTCAATCAGTTCTGCGAGGGTCATTGGAACATACTCCATATCCAATACAGTTTCAGGGCAAGCAAGCCAAAGCTGGCGGCCAGGGCAATGTAATCCCAGCCTTTCCAGGGCTTGCCATAGATTTTGTTGGCGAGCGGGGCAGTATTCCACTTGCCCCAGGTCTCCTGCGCACGCAGGCGAGCCTTCATTTCTTCTCGGGTCTCAGTCATGGCTTATCCTTCCGTGGAGCGCAGGCCAAAGCTCAGGCTTAGGGCTGCACTCCGGGGTGCAGAACACCCCGGAGGGCCCTGGCGTCATGCCAGGGGATCGGCGGTCACCATCTCGGGCGTGTCGGTTTCCTCGGCTTCAGCCTGGACATCGATGGCCTGACCGGGCTGATCGACCTTCACTGCCTTCTTGCGCGGGCGAACCGGCATCTTGACGTTGGGGTCCGAGTTCAGCTTGGTGTTATACCAGCGCAGGCACTTGACCGTGGTGTTGGCCTCCGGGAACTCGGCCAGGACCCGCTCGAGCACGTAGTCGTAAGGATGGCCGATCGGCTTGCCATCTTCGTTGCTGGCCACTTCGATCAGAAGGGCTTCGGCAACCTCGCGGATGGTCTTGTTACCCTGGGCCGCCTTCATGGCCGCGGCGACTTTCTCGACCAGCAGGTCTTTGCGACCGTTCCACTTGCCGATGGGCTCGACGCCCTGGATTTCGTCATGCTGGGCAACCAGCTGCTTGATGGTCAGTTCATTGAGGGTAGACATGGTAGTTCTCCTTGGTTGGTGCGACTGTGTGTCGCTGTTGATAGATATAGAATGTCGTGTCTTTCATCACTTGTAAAGTAGAAAACCGCGGGTCATTCATTGTTTGTTGCAGGCACCCGCGGTTTCCAGTGTCAGCCCTTCAGTTTTGCCCGGGCGCTCTCTGCTGCCCGCACGTCGAAGGGTGCATCCTCGTCTTCAGTGAAGGATCCGTCGTGGAACTCCACCAGCAACAAGAGGGTGTTCCGTTCCTGCTGGGTCAGAGCAACGATGCCCGACAGAGACTGAAGGGCGTGGTTTACCCGGCGGAGGCGTCCAGTCCAGTGGTCCAGTTCCTCCATCTTCTGCCCGTAGGACATTGTGTTGTCCGTGAGGTTGAGATGCAGGGCATCAGTGACCTGCTCGAGTTCCTCCAAGAGGATTTCTTTGATTGGGTGGGTCATGGTTTTCTCCTTTGCAGGACTGCGTCCTGCATACTTGGGCAAGAGCGCCCAGGAAGACTGTTGGTCGGTGTGACCAACAGCCCAGCCAAGTAGCTCTCAGTTGACGAAGGCAAGGACTTCAGACCAGTCGTCGGTTTCAAGGGCGGCGGCACCCTCGGTGAGGCACCCTTCGTCGTCCAGCCTGCAGACGATGAACCGGCACCCGTCGAAGTCTTCGCGTTCGCGAGGGTCGGGCCAATCAATCCACGTGAGGAGCTGACCACGTTTGAAGGATGGGCACGTGTCGTTGTGCCAACTGGTGTCTTCGAACCCAGTCAAATCCGGGAGGGCATCGACTGGGTAGTCCGGAAACTGGTTCCGGACCGTGAGGGGTTCAAGAGTGGGCATCAGTGACGGACCTCCATTTGGCAGATGTCAACATCGAAGGTGTCACCCAAGCCGGAAGTATCCGACTTGACAAGGGCTTCGACAACTTCGTCGGCTTTGGACTGGGCGCCTGTGTAGGAGGACCACACCGAGTGGTGTTTGGTCCGCCCGAAATCAGCCCCATCCGTGATTGTGAGGATGTAGACGTGGGCCACAGATTAGCCCTCCTGGCTGAGGGGCACTTCGATGCGGTGGCAAAAGCCCGCCTCGGCTGTGCCTGCGGCAACTTCACGGGTGATCGCATTCTGACACCCAGACTCGGTCTTGTAGACCTTCTGGTAGTCGGGTTCACCTGCGACGGTCAGGATGAGGGCGAAGATGATTTCCATGGGTTTTCTCCTTTTCATGGAAGTGGGTCACAGATGGACACCCACACGGATGTCCACTGTGTGACACACCTCAGAGGTCGAGGGTAAGTTGGACCTCACGGGTTCTCACAGGTTCCCTCTTTTCGAGAAGACCCGCCTTTCTCATATCCCGGGCGATACTCGCGACGGACTTGTCGGTCGTGCGGGCGTCGGGGAAGTGGGTTCTTGCCCTGTTGGCAATTTCTTTGTAGGACAGTTCCCCCTCGAGAAGGAGGGTTTTGACGACGTGGGTGCAGTTCTTGAAAGTGTTGGACATTGGATAACTCCATTAGGGTTGTGTTGACGTGTGGTATTTATGTCGGGCAGTATCCGACTGGGTGTGACTAGCGTGTCACACTGGTGTTTGGTTGGTTAGTTGGTTGTCTGTGTTCCTTCGTTCGTGTCTGTAAGTATAGAATACCAGTCAAACATCGTAATGTAAAACGACGTTTTCTCTTTTTTCAAGTTATTTTCGTCTGTATTCAGTGGGGGTAGTGACTCGCGCATACTACATATAGCGCCCCCCGGGCTGTTTTCACGCAGCTGTGGATGGTTTTAAGGTAAAAGTTCAGCTCTTTAATAGCCTTTTCATGCGGGGCCCCTTGGAACCTGAGCGCTCTAATCGCCTATTTGTCCTGCAAAATATATGAAAAATAGGAATGAACCCAAAACCTCCCCAGTCTAGCAAGCTTACTACCTCGCGAGGTAGTATGTAATGCTGGTATACGCTGGTGCTGTAAGGTGGCTATATGGTTATGAGCCGCAGCATAGACAAACCCAGGAAACCAACATGGCGATGCACCGACCCTCCCGACATGTGGATAAGCCCAACCACAACCAGAAGCGCAGCAAAGAGATGCTGGAGCAATGTGTTGCAGAGATGGCTGACTGCGCCAATGTCTCGGAGACCGCCCGTCGGTGTGGCATCACGCCCTGGTTGATGTATTACTGGAAGCGTCGTAGCGAGGACGGGTATCCCGGATATACTATCGACATGGGTGGGCTCGACGACGATGGAAATCCTTTGGTCGCAGAGTTCCATGAGGCTTGGGATGCGGCGCTGGAAATCGGGAACGACTATCTCGAGAAAGAGGCCCAGCGGCGGGCTGTTGAGGGGTATGAGGAGCCGGTTGTCCATAAAGGCATTCAAGCATTCGTGCGGGATGCTGTGACGGGCGAGTTGGAACTCGACGCCAATGGAAAACCGATACCCCTCACAGTTCGGCGCTATAGTGATCGGATGCTGGAAATCCTGCTCAAGGCTCGCCGGCCGGAGAAGTTCCGCGAGAATATGAAGATCGAGGCTCACGTCACTGGTGGCGTGTTGGCCATTCCCCAGTCCGACCAAGCAAACCTCAGCGCGGAAGATTGGGCCGCGCGGTTCAAGGCGAACGAGGATGGCAAGACGATCGAAGGCACTGCCGTCTATCCTCACGAGATGCCACCCGATGAGGTTGACCCGGAAACGGGCCTGGAACGTCGGACTGGTTCTACCAGCGTGCGCGCCATCATGGAGCGTAAGATGGTTGAGCAGGCGATGGAGCAAGACCCTGAACTGGAGGCAAAGCAAGCGGCCTTCATGAAGTGGCATATGGAACAGGGCAAATCGCCAAAAGGCAAACCGTTGATGCAGTCTGGGCCGCGGGGCAAGGAATACAACATGCGCCCCGGCTTGACGGCGGCAGAACTCAAGGCACTCGAGGAGAGCGACATTGACCCACTTGCCTGACATTACCCCTGAGCAGGCCCTTGCGGTTCTTCTCAAGGATGCCAAACTCCAGCAGGCGCCGACATCTCGGCGCCCTCTTCCTTTGGAGGCTGTGATTGGCATTGGCAAAGACAATCATGCAATCGTGGCAATCCAGCCCGAAGACCTCGAAGCTCTGAACGCGCTTCTGGCGGCCGATCCAGTTTCCCCAGAGCCGATCGAACAGACCGACGGCCAAACGGTGCGCACCGACCTTAAGGATGGCAAGGTGGTGGCACTCGAAAGCTATCGGCCGACACCCGGTGAGGACGGAGACACTCCAGAAGAGCTTATGGCCTATGCGCTGCGCGAGTTGGAGCCGTTCATTGAACTGGCGCAGCAGGGCAAAATCAGGTCGTTGGTCGTCGCGGCGGAATTGACTGATGAACGGGCCAGCATCACCTATCCTGTTGGCCAGTGGGAACCGGGGCTGATCGCAGCAACAGAGTTGGTGCGCTTGCGCCTTCTGCAGCAGGGGTAGTCAATGAAGTGGTTTCTTGACCCAATGCTTTATGATGAATGGGAAAAACTCATGGGCGCCGCGTTCATGAGAACCTACTTCATTCGCTTTTCGCTTGTGGCGGGTTGCCGATGAGTGTCCACACAGACGCCTCCGCGCTAAAGGCTGGCGCACAACGCATTGAATGGCGTAAGACAGAAGACGGGCTCACCGCTTTTGTCATCAAGCCCAATGGGCGGCAAGAACGTGTGGTGTGGGCGCCACAACCAGGGAGCCAAGAGGCATTCCTCAGTTGTCCCGTTACAGAAGTGCTCTACGAAGGCACGCGCGGTCCGGGTAAGACGGACGCTCTCATCATGGACTTCTGCCAAGACGTCGGCAAGGGGTTTGGCGAAGAATGGCGCGGCATCATCTTCCGCAAAAGCTATCCTGACCTGCAGGATATTATCGAGAAGTCGAGGAAATGGATACCAAGAATTTGGCCGGGGGCAAAATACAACGAGACCAAGTCCTTCTGGGAATGGCCCTCGGGGGAGAAGCTCTACTTCCGCCAATTCGCCAAACCGGCGGATTACTGGAAGTATCACGGTCACGCCTACCCATTCATCGGATGGGAAGAACTGACGACGTGGCCGGACGACAAGTGCTTCAAGTCCATGTTTTCGTGCCTGCGCTCGACCAAAGTGGGAATGCCACGGAAAGTGCGGGCGACGACTAACCCTTATGGCGTCGGTCATAACTGGGTGAAGGCGCGCTATCGCCTGCCCGTTGCAAAAGGTCAGATCATTGGCACAATCATCAAGGACGCACGCGACGACAGCGGAGAGCTTGAAGCGCCACGGGTTGCCATTCACGGCTTCCTTGACGAGAACAAGGTCCTGCTCACTGCCGACCCAGACTATAAGCGCAATATCCGCACTGCTGCGCGCAACCCTGCAGAACTGGCCGCATGGCTCGATGGTTCGTGGGACATCATTGCTGGTGGCATGTTCGATGACATCTGGTTCATGGGCAAAGACTACATTGTGCTTGAGCCCTTTGTCATTCCGGCAAGCTGGCGCATCGACCGCAGCTTTGACTGGGGCTCCAATGCGCCGTTCTCCGTTGGTTGGTGGGCCGAGAGCGATGGCTCCGATTACACGGATGCCTTCGGCCACCGACGCTCAACAGTTCGTGGAGACCTATTCCGCATTGCTGAGTGGTATGGGTGGACCGGCAAGCCCAACGAAGGCTCACGTCTGCTGGCATGGGAAATTGCCAAAGGGATTGTCGAGTTCGAGCTGGAAATGGGATGGCGCCAACGACAGAACCGTCGCTGGAGCCGTGTGAAGCCAGGTCCTGCTGACAACGCCATCTTTGACGACGAGATGGGCCGCAAAAAGGACGATCCAAGCGCCAAGTCGAAGGCGACTGATATGGCTCAGCCGGTTCGGATCGAAGGCCAGCTTTATCAAGGCGTCTCATGGGAATACTCCGACAAGTCACCAGGCTCGCGCAAGCAAGGCTGGGAGCAAATGCGTGCAATGATGAAAGCAGCCATCCCGCCTGAGAAGCGTGATCCCCCTGAGGACGGTCTTCGAGAGAAGCCTGGGCTGTTTGTCTTCAACACCTGTGAACAGTTCATGCGGACAGTCCCGGCGCTTCCGCGTGATGAAGACGATATGGACGATGTGGATACGGATGCAGAGGATCACATTGGTGACGAATGCAGGTATCGCGTAAGGCACAAGCGGCGTAGTGTTAGGTCCGGAAGCACTACTGGTCATCATTAAGGGAGCCCCTGAATGTCAGTCGATGAAAAACATCCCAAGTATGATCTGTATGTCGAGGACTGGCAGCAGATGAGCGACACCTATGCCGGTGAGCGCACCGTCAAGGACGCTCGCGAGACCTATCTTTTCCCGACCGCCAACATGGTGGCCGATGGCATGACCAATCCGAACCAGCCCGGCTGGAAAGCCTATGAGGCTTATCGGAAGCGGGCTGTCTATCATGACTTCGTGAAGGACGCCATCAACATGATGGTGGACATCATGAACCGCAAGCCCGCGCAAATCAAGCTGCCGGCAAAGATGGAACCTCTGCGTGACAAGATCACCGCGGAAGGTCATTCGTTGAAGGCGCTGCTGCGGGAAATCAACTTCTACCAGCTTCTTCACTCTCGCTTCGGTCTGTTGGTCGACGTGCGCAGTGGAGAGGGACCTACAGCGCTTCCCTACATTGCCACCTACCAGGCGCCGACCATCATCAACTGGGACATGGGCAAGCGCGAGGACAACAAGTCCGACCTTGACTTTCTTGTGTTGGAAGAGACCGAGGTTGAACGTCAGGGCTTCAAGTGGGAAGAGCAGGACAAGTTTCGTGTCCTTCTCTCGCCGACGTCTGAAATGGTGGGTCTGCTTGATCCCAAGCAAGCCAAAGGCGGACGATCCGATCGCTTCTGGGCCGTTCCTGTTCGTGGCAAAGGTGGACTGATGGCAGGCGCCGCAGCAATCCAGCCGACCATTGCAGGTCGTGGCTTGCCCTACATTCCGTTCACCTTCATCAACGCCGGCGACTTGGAGAGCGATCCTGAGGCCCCGGTGCTCATTGGCCTGTCAAATCTGACCCTCGCAATCTATCGTGGCGAGGCAGACTATCGTCAGACCCTTTTCATGCAGGGCCAAGACACCCTGGTTATCATCGGCTCTGTCATTGATGAAGATGAGGGTGACCTCAAAGTTGGCTCGGGCGCTCGCATTGAGGTTCCTCTCGGCGGAGATGCCAAGTATATCGGCGTTTCCGCTGATGGCTTGCAAGAGCAGCGTGAAGCTCTGAAGGCCGACAAGGAACAAGCTGCCGAGCGTGGTGCTCGCCTTTTGGACTTCGGTGACACGGCCCGACAGTCTGGCGATGCTCTCCGCATCCGAGTGGCGGCCAGAACGACCACACTGCGCACCCTTGCCATTACCGGTGCTGAGGGACTTCAGCGTTCCCTGCGCCAAATCGCCGAGTTTGTTGGAGCCAATCCGAAAGAGGTCGAAGTTGAACCCAACTTGGACTTCACCGACGATGCCTTCACTGGCCAGGACATTCTGGAATACATGCAGGCAAAGGCACTTGGTGCTCCGCTCTCGCTGAAGACCATCCACAACAACTTCCGCAAGAAGGAACTGACCGACAAGACCTTCGAAGAAGAGATGGAAGAAATCGATGGCGAGCGCGAGCTTACCCTCGGCACCGTTCTGGACATCACCAAGGAAGAGCCAACGCCAGCAGGCGGTGGCGACAATCCAAGTCGTGGCCGTGGCAAGCCTCAAGACCCGCGCCAGAAGACTGACCGCACAACTCCTGGACCCAACAAGACCACGGATAACTGATGGAAAGCTTCGACGCCGTACTGGACTGGAGTATCATGCACCAAGTCCGTCTTATGCAACTCTCTGTGGGGCTTCAGCAGGAAGCTCTCGCAGAGATTGATGGGACCGAAGACGATGTGGCTGAAGTTGCCGCAGCGCTGGCAGTGTTCATGAATACCGTTGGCGGGCTTCGTGCTGATGATCCACGTGCCGTAGCAAGGGTTGGTGAAGCACGCCAGCGCTTGTTCACTTTCCGGCGTGGAGGTTTCCTGGCCGCTTTTGGCAGACTGGATGCACGCCTTGGCGAGGTCATGCGCTACGAGCTTCAATTCCATTCCGCTGTGCTGCGGGCTGGAGGACGTAACGTGACGGTGCCTAGCGCCGTATTTCAAGAGCCCGAGATTATGGGCAAGTCATTGAATGATTGGCGTCAGCGCCTTTTCAACAATGATTTGCACCGATTGAGCGAGGGCCTGACGCTCGGTGCGCGTCTCGGCGAGAACGAGGCAGCCTTGCGTGCTCGACTTGTTGGCCATAAGAGCTATGGCGGACGTGACGGGCTCACAGCCACTACCCGACGCGAGATGGATGCTCTCGTAAGAACGGCGACTGATGTCTTTGTGGACTTGGCTCGTGTTCACATTGCGATTGAGAACCCACTTGCTGGAAAGGAAATTTATGTCGCCCTCCTTGACTCCCGAACAACTGAACAATGCAAAGGACTACATGGACAGGTTTTTGCTGCAGGCGAAGGACCTCGGCCTCCTGTCCACTGGTATTGTCGTTCAACCCGCGTGCCGCTGGTCGGCGAAGGGCCCAATCGGATACCCCGTTATCGAGAATGGCTCAATCGTCTATCCACGGCAGACCAGAACGAGGTCCTTGGATCGAGACAAGCGCAGGCGTTCCGGGCCGGAAGGCTTGACCTGCAGAGTTTCCGCGAACCCAATTGGCGCGGAATAGATTTGGAGACCCTGGCAAAACGTGAAAGCCGGGTCTTTGAAGCCGCTGGGATGGATGTTCCGTTTCAGTAAACCGGCCCATGGGGCCAAAGGCGCATGGCGTCTTAACACTTAAGAGGAGCATACAATGCTTGAACTGCTTTACAATTCCGCTGACGAAATCCCTGAAGGCTTTGCGGACCTTTACACCGAGAAGGATGGCAAGTGGCATCTGACCGGCATCAAGGGCATGAAGACCGAGACCGATACGGCCAAGCTGTCCAAGAGCCTGCGCGAAGAGCGCGAGGCCCACAAGAAGACCAAAGACAAGCTGGCGAAGCTGGGCGGCGACGACGTGGACATCGACGAAGTGGTGGAACAGCTCGATGAGCTGGAAGACCTTCGTGCACGCATCGAAGCTGGCGAGGGCGGCAGGGTCGATGAGAAGAAGCTGCAGGAACTGGTGGACGCTCGCATGAAGCGGGAACTGAAGCCTCTGGAGCGCGAGCGTGACCAGCTCAAGTCGCGCAATCAGGAACTCGAGGCTGACGTCGGAACCCTGCGCACGACCATCAACAACGGCACCATCGAGAACCGTCTCCGTGAACTGGCGGCCAAGGAAAACGTCGTTGGCTCTGCAATGGACGACATTGTGTTCATGGGCACCCACATGTTCGAGGTTGCTGAGGACGGCGCCATCGTGGCCAAGGAAAACGCTCGCGGCGTTGAAGCGGGTATCACGCCCGACATCTGGCTGACCGACATGAAGGAAAAGCGTCCTCACTGGTGGCCGACGTCGCAAGGTGGTGGTGCTGGCGGTGGTGCTGGCGGTTCCGGCGGTGGCTCGAACCCTTGGGGTGCCAAGAGCTGGGACCTCGACGCTCAGGGCGCCATGGTTCGTCAGGATCGTGCCAAAGCCGAGCGCATGGCAAAGGCTGCTGGCTCCAAGATCGGCGCAATCGCTCCTGCAAGCTCGGAGTAAACGCTGGCTTACGGCGTTGGCGACCTAGCGCATATTCAGTAACCATAGGCACGCGGGCATGGCTCGCGTGCCGACATTCTACGAGGCTGGACATGGTTCCGGCACTCTCTTCACCGAGCTGGCCATGGTGCTCGGCTCAGGTCTCCCCCACAGATCAGAGCCAATCAAAGGAGCATTCCAATGGCTGTTACCAAAATCTCGGACGTGGTCGTCCCCGAAATCTACACGCCCTACAAGCAGAACGTGACCGAAGAAAAGTCCGCTCTGATCCAGTCTGGCGTTGTGGCCCGTGATGAGAGCATCGACGCTCTGCTGAACGGCGGCGGCCTGACGTTCAACACCCCGAGCTGGAAAGACCTCGACAACGACGAGGAGAACACCTCGACGGATAATGACACTTCCAGCGCTTTGCCGAAGAAGATCGGCACCCTGACGGAAATCTCCGTTCGCCTCTCGCGCAACCAAGCCTGGAGCGCTATGGACCTTGCCGCCGACCTCGCCGGCTCGAAGCCCATGACCGCCATTGCCAATCGCGTTGGCTACTATTGGACCCGTCGTCTGCAGGCCATGTTCATCGCTTCGATGCAGGGCATCTTCGCCGACAACGCTGCCGCGCCCTCCGGTTCGGAGCACGTCCAGGGCGACCTCACCAACGACATCTCGGGTGGTGCATACTCGGCTGGCGTGACTGACTTCTCCGCCGAAGCCTTCATCGACACTGCTGTGACGATGGGTGACAGCGCACAGGCGCTGGGTATGTGCTTCATGCACTCCATCGTGTTTGCACGGGCGCAGAAGAACAACCTGATCGATTTCATCCCTGATGCACGCGGCGAGGTGGACATTCCCTACTTCCTCGGTCGTCGTGTGATTGTGGACGACGGTCTGCCCAACCCGGCTGGCGCTGGCGCGGCTCAGACGGCCTCTGGCATCTATCACACCTGGCTGTTCGGCGCTGGCGCTGTTCGCTATGGTGTGGGCACGCCGGAAACGCCCTTCGAGACCGATCGTCTGCCCCTCGCTGGTGACGGTGGTGGTCAGGAATACATGGTTGACCGCGTGATGTGGTGTCTGCACCCTGCCGGCCACGCCTACGTGGGCACCTCACCCAACGGCGGTCCAACCAACGCGGCCACGTCCAACAACCTGGCGAACGCCGGTTCC